AAGGCATTGCTTAAAGAAATGCTCATTGGGATACCTCATTCGGTTAATTAAAAACAGGGTTCTCGCGCCGGTAAGCCAGTAATCTGGGCCAATGCTTGCTAGTTACGCTAGCCAGTCGTCTGCATCTCGCAGTGGTCAGGGTCTGTTGCCAGATAAGCCTTGCGCCATTATATATATATCTTTTGCTTTGTTGTCAACTTATTTTTAGACATGACTTCCCCAAGGGTGAGAAGTACTCCCCCAAGCCCATGTGCGTAAGCACACTAGCTTCCCCATAAGGATGCGATTCATTCGATAGAGGTCTTGTCTCACCTTGTCCCTCTATCTTGCCCGATACCTCGCACACAGTTCGGTAGGGTTAGCAGCGGGGTGATGCGCTGCCCTATGTTCTATCCCAAGCCATCCATGTAAATGCACTGCTTTCGCGTGGGGTGCGGCTGGCGTAGGGACAATAAAAAAGCCACTTACAACTGCCCCGTTGCGGTTCCCCAGTAATGGGGCGAGGCATGTGTAAATGGCTTTCCAACTGTTGACCGCAACGACAACGGTTTGGATTATACACAAAAAAAGCCCCTAACAAGTAGGGGCTAAAGGCAACTGCTCCTGTAGCAGTTATTTGATTGTAGCGTGGAACATCTTTTCTACCTTCTGTCTGTAGGCAGTGTCTGTTTTATATCTAGGATCATTAACCATTTGATAGAGCTCTTCCTTGCTTGGCGTACCCTCGAGCGGTGCGCTCTGTGTTGGCACCCTGCCCTCGTAGGCCTCTCTGACTTTCATCAAAGCTGTGATGCCCCTGGCTGTGCCACCCATGATCTTAAACTCTTCAAAGTCATCTTTAGACCACACGCCCTTGTTGACCAGGCCGCGTGCCCAGTCCACCATGCCGTTGACTATGGCGCCACCGTTGGGTCCTAGCTGCTTCATCTCTGCAGCTGGGTCAATCATGTCGCCTTGCATGAGCTCTTTGGCCTGTGTCTGCAGGTTACCGACTAGATCATCAAAGGCAGTCTGGGATAGTCCATTGTCTTTTGCCCAGCTGGAGAGTGTGGTCGCCATGGGGTTGGTTTCGGCTTCCTCTCCAAATACTTCTAGGTTGTATTTGCCGTCAGCTGGTGCCTTGTGTTTGCCCTGGCTGATTTGCTTACGCAGATCTGTCCAGCTCTTGGCTATGCCTTCTAGGTCTGGCTCGTTGTCGTCCTTCTTCCAGAAGTTCTCTGGCCAGTAGTCGGGTCTCTCTAGAGGATCCTCTGGCGCTGGAGCGCTTGGGTCTGCAGCCTTGTGGTCGATCTCGACCGACTGGGGGTTGATTGGCTGGCTTTCGTCACTTGCTTGCACGTTGTCAAGTAGGCCGGATGTACCGGGCTCGACTGTTGCTGTGTCTGTCATAGTTTCCTTGCAGTGTTAATCCGTACCTCGATGTCCCGCACCACTGTTCTCTGCCCTTCAGCAAAGAAAGCGTGTGAGGGGTCTGTGCCCGGCACGGCGATGGGCACATTCACATACATGTATTTAAGCCACTGGAGTAGCTTCTGGCCGTCCTCTGAGCTAAATACCCGCAGGGTTAGCCTGGCAAGATCTTCTCTCTTTTGGTCAACATCTCGGATGTCGGTGTTCTGGCCAATGGCGTCTAGTTCGTCCCAACTCATTGCATAGCCCCTTCTGGTGCTGGTAGAGCCTGCATGCCGGCGCCAGCTTGGGCTTGCATGGCCATGGCTTGTGCGATAGCTTGCTGCTGCTGCTGGTTCTTCATCTCTTCCATGAGCACGGCACGCTCTGCTGCGGTGTTTCTCACAGCTGCTGGCACCCCTAGCTTGTCGGCTAGGTAGTCCACCAGCACATCTGTCTTAATAGCCAGCTGGCCATCGGTGCCCAGGCTCTGGCTAATCTGCATGTACTGCATGATGGAGTTAACCTCCTCCATGTTCTGAGCCATAGCAAGCGGTGCCACTGGGGTTACCTTTACCTCTAGCCCATTCACACGCAGAGGCATGTCAATCAGGCCGCGCTCGTCCATCACTTCCAATATCTTGGCTGTGACTGGGATCATGGTCTCGTTTATTAGTCGGCCAAAGGCAGAACCTAAGTTCTGAGCCAACTCCTTCATGCGCTCTACAATCTCTGTAGCCGAGCGAGCGCTCATGTTGTCCGGTGGTAGCGACTCATCGAGCAAGATCCGCTTGATACTTTGCGTCATGTCGTTGATCACCAGCTGGCTGACGTTGAAGTCACCAGAGCGTGGCAGGGCTAGCAGGGCTGGGCCTTGTGCGCCACCATTGCGCGCAACTGGAATGATCGCACCAGGCACAATCTTGACCGTGTTGGGGTTGAGTACTCCATCATCGGCGGCGGTATAGACCCCGGCCACAGCAAGCGATGCGTTCTTGAGCAGCAGCTCCTTGACCTTATTCAACGTCTTGATGTCTGGCAGCGCAGTCATCAACGGTCCACGCCCATAGATCTCTCCTGCCACCTTCATGTAGCGAGAGATCACCCAAGGGCTCATCTTTCTGCGGCGGTAGACAATCTCTGTCTTAGATACCTTGTCAATAACGTGGTAGCAGTAGTCACCGCGCTTGTAGTCATAGATGGTTGCCTCTAGCAGCTCTACGTCATCGGTAGGCTTGTTCTCTATGCGGCGCTTTAGATCGTCTGATATCTCAGCATCTGGCCACTGGCGCTGGATAGACTCACCCTTCATGCGCATGCGACGGTAGACGTTGTCTACTTGGCCATTGGCGCCTTCCTCGTAGCTGACTAGGAAGAGAGGCACAGGGATAAAGTTTAGCGGCTGCACATCGTCACCAGGCTGCACCATCATGCAGGCCGTGCCAACTGCCAGGTCTAGCAAGAACTCGCCCATGGCAATGTCAAAATTGCTCTGGTTGAGCATAGTAAACATCTTGTCTTGGTAAACCTCAAGGATTGCTTGGGCTTGTTGCTTTTGCTCTGGTGGTATATCAGAGCCAGCCTCCAACTTAGCCCACTTGCGCTGCGGTGGGAACACCACAGACTGCAGCCGGTTGGCAAAGCGCTGGGTGGAGTTGATGGCGGTCGAGTCAAAGACACGCTGCATCTTCTTGGAGCCTACGGCGCCGCCTTCCCACACACCGTAGAGCTGGCGCTGGGGTAGGGCAAACTCATAGGCATCTTGATACAGCTGCTGGAACTCGTCCTTCTTAGCTTGGGCTGTGATCTGCCTCTTTAGGATCTGCTCTGGTGTTAGGCGCATGCCGCCAGACGGGTTGTTTTTTTCGTATTCCATATCAATCCTTTTGCAATTCGTACTTCTGCAACATGTTGCGCCCCTTGGCCGCGAGCCTCGATGCTGCACCTGCAGTGCGTGGTGGCGACTCGCCCCATGCGTTGGCTGCGAGCGCTAGCCTGGTTGGCTTGCCCTTGTCGTCTACCAGTGGGCCGCTAGGGTTGGTATAGAACCGAGTCAGGAAAGATCCTTTACGACGCAGTGCCTGTCCAGCGGGGTTCTTTTCCTTTACGCCGGGTTGCAGGTTCTTGCTTTCACCAGAGGACTCAAACTTGCGCCGACCAGCTTCGGTCAAGCCGCCCTCTGGATCTTTGTACTTGCTCACTTCTTGTCTCGCGCTGCTGCCATGTTGTCAATGAGGTTGGGGTATGGACGGCCAGCTTTAGCTGCACGGCGCATAGCGTTGCGCTTGTCGGCAGCAGAGAGCTCCTTTGGCTTGCCTAGATCTTTAGGCCTTGGCTTGTCCCAGACCTCTTTCATTTTTTATCCTTGTTGGCTTGCGCCATACCGATGGCCATAGCTTGCTTGGGGTTGGTTACCTTGTCGCCGCTAGAGCTCTTGAGCTTGCCAGCCTTGTACTCGCGCATGGTCTTAGCTACTTTGTCCTTCATCTTCCCGTCTTTTGTTTCGTAGTGGCCTGGCATTACTTCTCTCCTTGTAAAAGTGGTCTAGTCATTCTGCGAGATACGGCGCCTATCTTGGCAGCGCGTCGCTCACCGAGCTCACGCTTGAACCTGCCCTCAACTTCTTCCTTCTTAGCAGCAAACTCGCCAGAGTCAAACGCCTCTACCGTGGGTGCCATAGGTGTTGCCGGCGGTGTGGGTGCAGTCTCTGTGAACTTAGGGATCTCTCTGGGTATGTAGTAGGTAAAGGGCTCTGACTTTGTCTCATAGCCTGCTATACCAAAGAGGTTAAAGCGTGGTTTTTTAACTTGCTTATAACCAGTGGCCTCGGTTACGGGGTTGGCCTCCAGATCGGCTAGCAGCTTGTTGTAGTCTTCTAGGTTCTTTTGGTAGCTCGTCTTTTGAGCTTCATAGGTTGGCAGCAAAGACTCTTTGTATGTAGCCAACTCGGCCTCAAAGGGTTTCATCTTCTCTGCGACGCCAGCTTGGTAGCCAGTGAATGCTGTCTGGTACTCGCCAGTGATCTGGTCTACGGCGCTTTTGTACTGTTTAGCCAGGCGATCAATGTCTGATGTGCTGCGCCGTGCTATCTGGCGCTGTTTAAACTGGGGTAGGGTAGCCATTACTGCAACCTCATGCCACTAGAGCCTAAGTTAATAGGCACACCTAGCTCTGCGTCCATGCGTTCACCTGATAGCAAGGATCTGCGGCCACCACGGGTGCGCGCTCTAAGTGCCGAGGCCTCCGCTGATGCTGCCTTGCGACGCTCCTCGTCGGCAGCCTCCTGCACTTCCTTGGCTTTCCTGTCCATCTCCAGCTTATTGGTAGCGTAGGTCTGCTGTGATTGCTCAAACTGCTGGCGAGCGATCTGTGCTTGCTGCTCGAGTGACGCGCCCTGCTTGGCGTACTCACCTGTCTGTCGCTGCAGCTCAGTGCGCATGGCAGCCTGGTCAACAGCTTGCTGCGCTAGCATGGTGCGCTGGTCTGCTTCCGCTTGCTTGCGTGATTTACGCGCTTGATCTGCACTCACTGCGGTGTTTAATAGTATTGCGCCAGCGATATAAAACGGCATGCTTAACCTCCAATTAAAACTTTATCAATCTTGTCTAGATCTGTCTCATCGGTTGCATGAACACAGAACCAAACGCTATCTTTATGAGCTGTGATTGTGTGATGCTGGCCAGCAGAGATATTTATACAGGCAGGCGCCTTGTACTCTGTTCTCACACCCTCCACCTCCACCGTCACATCGCCCTTGGCCAAAATACTTAGATGATCGTACGTGTGTGCGTGACTGACAGCAAAGTGTTTTGCCGGCAGCAACATCTGTTTGGCATACAAACCAGAAGAGAAGTGGTGCACAACGCCCAAGTCAAACTCAATCAAGTCATCACTCATGGCGTAATTTTATAAAGCACAAACTAGACTAGCAACACCTGTATATCGTGGCGTTATACCCTACGCAAACACATCAAAGTCGGTGCTTGCGCTGGATTGACCCATGGGTCTACCGCCGAGCTGGTGTGTGCGTGTCATGCGGTTGTATTCACCGCCACCCAGCATCAGGTAGCCAAAGGAGTCGCCAATGTGCGAGTGCTCATTCTTGTTTGGGGCGTCCCTAAAGCGCTCTTGGCCAGCGCCGATGGCTATTCGCTTGAAGTGGTAGCCACCGGCAAGCGATTTACGCAGCAGCTTGCACTCTCGGTTGACGATAAGACCTGGTCGGCCTTGGATAAGACGCTGCATAGGTGCAGCTGACGCCTCACGACGCACCTTAAAGTCATTGGACGCTGTCGGCTGCGCACGCAATCCCAGTGTTTTAAGGTAATCAAAGGCTGTGACCTCGTATATACCGTCCCTTGCCATGCCGGCTGGGTCTCCCCAGACCAATACCTGGTGGTTGGGGTAGCGTTGGTTGAGTTCTCCGAGCAGCTGGTGGCCAAAGCGCTCGAGACCCATGTCAAAGGTGACGATTTCTTGGTGTATGAGCCACCGACCGTTGGGCAGACGCTGTCCAATGGTGGCAGCTGGGGTTAGACCAAAGTCCAAGCCCACTTGGATGGGCACATTGGGGTCAATTTCGGTCTCTCCCGACATGGTCGAGTCTTCATACTCTGGCCAGACGGGTCTGCCTTCCTGCACATAGGTGTATTCGCCACCAGCGTAGCAGCGGATCCAGTCTAAATTCTTGCCAAGCAGCATTTGCTGGTAGTAGCCTGCTGGCAGGTTGTGTATGTTCTCTGCTTTGGGGTTAACTTTCCACCACTTGCCAGACGCAAAGACATGATCGTTGGCCTCTGGGTTCTCTGGCAGGTGATCTACGTCTACAGGCACCACGCCGCCAGGCTGTCGAAAGAACTTCCAGGCGTGTGGACCGCTCATCTTCTCTTTCTCAGCCATGCGGTGATACCAATGATCATCATCACACGGGTTGGTGTCCATCCAGATGCCGTGCCATGAGGCGCCGCCATCTCGCTGGGTAGGGTATCGGCCAACACGGTGGGTCAACCCGTCAATAACTGCCTTCGGTAGCTCACGCGCCTCATTGACCCAAGCGCCGGTAAGCTCCAAAGACAGCAACTTGCGTACATCTTTAGGTTGATCAAGTGCTAGGAAGATCACCTCGCAGTCAATACCGCAGGCCTCTCCTCGAGCTGGTAGTCGGATGTGGTGTGTGATAGGCGGTGTCCACAGCAAGTTACCAAATGTGCTCTCGGGAAAGAGGTCTATCCATGTCTTGATCGTGGTGGTCTTGAGCATGGGGTAGCTATTTCGCACGATAGCCCAGCGCGAGTAGCGTATGTTGTCAATGGGTGATGGCTTTTGCTGCACTGCTTTGATAAAGATCTTGGCCGCACACCCGTAACTTTTGCCCGAGCCCACAGGCCCCATGATGCCTTGTACAAAGTTCTTACTCTGGATGAAGTCATAGATGACAGGCGACTCGCTGAAGTCGAGGTTTAGCCCGCCAACGGGAATAGCTTTAGTTGAATGCTCTTTTGTTTTCACGCTCAGATCCAGATGTATTTGTTAAACATGTAAAAGAAAAAGCTCGCCACAGCAATAAGCGCGAGGAGTATTGCAAAGTCACTTAGTGGTGGGTCTCGGTGCGGTCCAGTAATGATGTCTTCATTGACGTACTCTTTGGGATAGGCCTCCTGCAGCGTGCGCGGGAACACCCGCACAGTTGGGTGGTCATCAGTTATGTGCTGTTTCATCATCGTCAACCTCCTCACATAAGTCGCAACCTGGGTGATCCGGATCCCTGCAGCTAGGGTGAGCCATAAGCATACTCCTATGCCTACGCTCGTGCCTGTCCTGCGCCTTGAGCTCCTCTATGTCGTACTCATCCATCATGTCTCACCCCTCGGCGCCACCACATTGATGTCAATCACAGATGGCTTGCTGCTGCCATCATCTGGGTTATCCAGCAGTCCACTAGCCTTGGCCAGCAACCGCAGCACTCCCACCTTGTCATACAGCTCAATGTCAAGCGTGGAGTACACATTGCCATCGGAGTCCTTCTTGCTGTTGACCTTGATAGACTTAATCGCGTGCAACGCATGCTCTGGTATCAAGTGGCTAGCCTTCACAGTCACATTGCCACTCTCATCCCAACTCATGATGTCTGTGATCTTCGTGTTAGCCATAGACAGCAACGCATAAGCCACAGCCTCACGGTTGCTCTCAAGCGTAGCACTGCGCTCCAGCCGCCTCTCAATCGAGCGCACACCACCCCAGTTCTTCACACTAGGGATCTGCTCAGATAAGCGAGATTTAACCCGTGCCATCAGAAAGGTATATCCTCGTCAAGCAAAGCTACCTTGGCAGCAACAGGTGCAGCAGGTGCAGCAGCCGGAGTAGCAGTCTTGGCCTTACCCACCTTGATCTTGAACCAAGCCTGGCCATCAGCCATCTTGTTCACATACAGGTCAAGGAAGTGCTTAGTCCCATCTGGCATTACAAAGGTGCCCTTGTAGTCTCCATGCCAAGACTCAGTCTTCTCAGCGTTCTTCCAGCACTTGCCCTCACTAGGCTTTATTTCACGATCATCAGTCATACAACTCCTTGGTTAAAAA